GGGTAAAAACAGTTGTAGTGTTACGGCAAGTAGTGGTCTACAAACATTTTTAGTCAGAAAGGTTCGTTATGGCAAAAACTCCAGCTTGGACAAGAAAAGAAGGCAAGAATCCTAAAGGTGGCTTAAACGCTAAAGGAAGAGCTAGTTATAAAGGTGGAACACTCAAGCCTCCAGTAAAGAGTGGAGATAATCCTCGTCGTGCATCTTTCTTAGCTCGTATGGGAAATATGAAAGGTCCAGAGAGAGATTCTAAGGGAAAGCCTACCAGACTTCTTCTTAGTTTGAGAGCTTGGGGTGCAAGTTCGAAAGCAGAT